TGAATGTCGAGGAAGCCGAGCCCCCGAACGGAGAATGATTCCCCGTTCAGGAGTTCGACCTTGTCGGTGCGGCTTGTCAGGTGCGCAAGTCCCACGAGCCCGCTCCGATCAGACGCCGATACCATCGACAAACATGAAGGTGCTAGCGCTGCTGAGCAGCAAGACCTTCAAGTCGAAGGTGATCTCGGCGAACTTGTCACCAATCGCGTCATAGGTGCCGTTGGGGACCAGCTTGACCCACGGCAGATACCAGACGTCGTTCGAGCCGGTGCTGTTGTCCGAGATATAGCGCACGGCGCCCTCCATCGGCTTGGTGCCGGCGGTGACCCGCGTCTTGGAAACTGCCAGGAGCGAATAGCCGACACTGAGCGTTTCCCCAGACGTGATCGAGCCGCCAGGAAGGGGCTGAATGCGGGCCATCGTATAGTCGACCAGGTAATCCACGCCTTCGACATACGTCGTCGTCCCGGCCCCGTTCTTCACCACGGGTTTGGTCGCGGTGCTGAGCGACTGGACGCCCACCGGGTTGGCGCCGCCGGCCCGGCCGAGTTGATAGTAGGCACCGAGAAGCACCGGGCCGATCTGCTCCGGGGCGATAGCGCCGGCCGCCTGCGTGATCGTCTGGGGACCACCAGAAGCGAAAAGGAAGCGCGAAAGCTGGTTCGCGTCCACGTTCTCGCTCTGGATCTGGCCCGATGCGTCCGCCTGGATCGCAGCAGATTCATCCATCACCTTCACGCCACCGGTCGACTGGTAGTGATCGGTCTGGGTCGTCTTGATCGCGACGTTGAAGCCCTTGCAGTCGCCGAGGAACATTTCGCCTGTGAGGCTCTGCGTTCCGGGGGCGAAGGCATCAAAGAAGACCGCACCGCGGCCAGTCCGATAGTTGTTGACAACGGGAGTCAGAATGGAAGGCATAACGGTCACTCCTTGATAGTGAAATCACCCATAACGTGATTTCAGGGGTAGGCAAAGGGGCTCGTCATATCCTCGAAAAACTCGAGGGTGAGCGGCAGGAAGAAGTTGGCCATGGCCGATACATCGTCCGGCGGCCGCACGACGCCGGTAGCGATTTTGTAGGAGCGAACCGCGCGGCCGACCCCGAAGATATTCCCCGATCCCAAGGCCGCTTTGAGATGGAGCGCGAGGCACTTCTTCACATCGGCCATCAGGTAGTGGGCGGGATCGGTCGGATTTGTCGGATCATCCTGGACGAATCCCTGAACGAACAATGGCCATGGGCCAGCACCCAACCCGGAAAACTCGGGAGCAAACCCCCACTCTGGGCGCGGTTCCTCAAGGATCGAAAGCATCGGCAGCGGGTCGTCCATGCCGAACACATTTCGGCCGCGGAACACTCTGGGGCGCGTGTCGCCGTTGGTATCCACATAGTCCGAGAGATCGTGCTGATAGCCGGCGGCCGGCGTGATGCCTTGCAGCAACGCCGTCAGACCCATCAGCGTGGCCAGCTTGATTGGAATCAGCATGCTCATTGCTTCAGATCCATCTGTCGATTGTATTCCTGCTCGAGGAACTCAGCCGCAGCCGGCGCAACCTCGGCGCGTGTCCCATCGAACACCTGACTGATGCTGGGGCCGTAGAGCAGCCACAACCCGTTGCTGAACGCCTTCGGCAGGTATGCGCCAGCGGGCGGCCCCTTGCTCCGGACAGCGAGGCCCATGTTCGCGTTCGCCAGTCTGACGAGAAAGGCCTTCGGCATAACGACAGCGCGACCCGGCTTGATCTCGACGGTGACACCCCCGGGGGCCCCCGGCTTGGGATTGCCCTTGACGAACCGCGCGAGTGAGGTGGGGTCCACACGCGCGCCGATCCGGCCGCTCAGCGATGCCGTCGAGGCGTAGGCCTTGACGATCAGTCGTCCTTCCGCCGGATTCAAGTAGCTGGCGGGAAAGGCGACCTGGCTTCGGATGGCCTCGGCGCTGCGCGTGCGGGTCCAGTCCAGAGCCTTGTTCACCGCTCTCTGCGCGCTCACAAGATGATGCTGCGCCACGTCATCGATCGCGTCGAAGGCCTCGATCCCAGAGATTGATATGCCGTAGCGCGAGCCCGCCGTATTGAAGATGGTGATTTTCGCCATCAGACACCGTTTCCGGGATAGACGATCTGGTCGCCATCTTCCGAGGGATAGGGCAGCCCATTGGCTGCGCCATTGATCATCGGGGCGATCTGCACATGCTGGAACCGGTCGTCCGGCGGCAGCGTATGATCGATGGTATAGGCTTCGCCCTGTTCGAATGACAGGATTGCCCCTTTGGTGATTTGGGCTGTCGGGATCGCATCCAGATCGAACACCGCCCGGGGCGCCAGATTCTCCATCTCGGCAGGGTAGAGGCGCGAGCCTTTTACGTCGCCCATGCGATCCCACCGGTTGTGCAAGCGCACGCGCAATAGGACAGGGGCGGCGGAAAGGGTTCGCAGGTACACAACCGGGATCGCCATACGATGATGGAGATCCCGGCGTGCGTTCCGCTTAATGGTGCGGATTGGCACCATCAGACGAGGTCGTCGTGTTCCGCCGGGGTGCCAGGCGCCGCAGGAGCAGCGGGGGCATCGGTGGAGGTGGGCTTCAAGTCCGCCGCAGCGGCCAGCGCCGGATCAAGCGTCTTCTCCGGATGGGTCGCCCGGTAGATCAGCACTTCTTCATCGGTCGGCTCGCGCACAGCACCGGCTTTCGTCAGATGACTGACGTGATCGGCCGCGACCAGATGGACCGCGCCGGGCTGCAGGATCTTCAGTTCCTTGGTCTCCGGATCCGAATGGTAGACCACATGCTTGATGAACAAAAGGGGCATAAGTCACCTCAAAGTTGACTCAGTCAGCAAGTCAATGCTGACCGAGTTGGGTTGCAATTACGAAGCGGTCACCGTCGCGCGGAACGTCGCGTTCGGGTTGACCGGCACGAACAGCGGGGCCGACTGGTGCAACAGGTATTCGACGGCGGGGTCGCCCGGCTCGTACCAATTGCGCGGGAAGATATCGAGCGCCTGCCAGTTGGCATAGGGATCGACGATCGCCCCGAAGCAGCGATGGCCCGAGATCGCATCCGGATGGCCGGTAAGCACGATATCGGTGGGGGCAAGGAACGGCTGCTCCACACCGGTATCGTCAACATAGCTGTCCCGATACAGCCAGATTTCGACCACCGCGCCGGTGGGCCCACCAAAAGGCAGATCGCCAACCTTCGTGACGAACTCGCCCGACACCAGCGCACGCTGGACGTCGATCCCGGTATTCGGGTAGAACTTGTTCATCATCGACAGGATTTCGGGATCGCTGCGCATGGCCTGCCACGCCGAGGTGCCGACGGTCAGCCGGATCGGGAAGCCGCCGAAACCGCCGGTGCCATCCGAATTGTAGGTCGGCTTCATCATCTGGTCAGCCCAGGTCTGCAGCATCGACAGGATGCTGATACCCGAAGTCCCCCAAAACGAGCCAGCGGTGAGGGCGACGCTCTGATTGGCGTTCCGGCCGAAGTTCACCGTGGTCAGCGGATATTCCTCGGTGCCGCCAATGGTCACCTGACCGTAGATGATCGCTTGCGCGGCCATCCACTCCCAACGGCGCTGGATGGTGATCAAGTGCTGGGCGGTCATGCCCGCCTTGAGCGCATCGCGCCGCTGGGCGGGCGTCAGCGGCGTATCCGTGCCGAGGATCGCGTCGATGCCGGGGATCTTGGACATGACGCGCGCCGGATCAACGGCGTCCTTGACCTTGATATAGGCCGGCTTGAAGCGGTAGCCGTTCGCCCGATCGGTATAGACCGGCTTGCCGCTGCCGCTGGGCAGCACGAACGGCGCCAGCTTGCGATTCTGATAGGGCAGCTTCTCGAAATCGATCCACTCGTCGATGCTGTTCACCTGGCGGTTGAACATGTCCAGCCAGTAGGTGAAGCGCGGCAGGACGTCGCGCATGACGCCGATCGACTTGCGCAGCGACCAGAGATTGAACGGGTTGGTGGCGGAATAGGGGGCGATCGTCACGCCCGTGGCACCAGTGGTCATTTTATAGACTCCTCACGAAAAGAGTGATTGTCGATCAGGGCTGCGGCTGAATCGGGCGCCAGCGCACCGTGATGGTGGTGGGCGTCGGCGCACCGGCGAAGGCTGCCTGCTGGAACGCCTGCGTGTTGTACGAAGCGTCGTAGACAAGGGCGTTCCCGTTGAAGCATCCCGAGAAGTAGACCG